TCCTTTCTCAATTGATATATCTTGGCCATGTCACCCGGCACAAGTCTATTTCTTTTCTTCAGTTGTGCAATATATTCAAGAGTCTCTTCTTGAAGAGATTTCTGACTGATCTCAGGCCATTTGTTCGCTGGACATTTGCTCACTGCATAGACTGCCTTGTGTTCAACAGGACAACCACATGGTTTGAATAGAATGCCATCCAATTCAACAGCTGTCTTGAATGGATTAATGGCATCAGTTGGCACTCCACAAGTTCCCCATTTCTCTGAGTAGACAGGACAGCTCTTGCATGTATCAATGCGTTTGTTGTATTCTTCTCTTGTCATCTTGTTATGGATTTTCTAAGTATCTTCTTTGCGTTTTTAATTGTTTGATATAAGTATGGTTTTGGTATTCCTGTCTCCTTGCTTAGTTGTCCGTATGAGAATCCATCGAGAGCATAGAGAAAGAGAAGCTCTCTCTCGAAAAATGGAAGACGTGATATGTATATATCAAGCTGCTCCTTGCCTATTCTCTGAGCTATGACTGAAGACAAGTCATCAGGTATGTCTCCATTCAGCTCAACTGCCATCCTTGAGAATTTCATAAACGAATAATTGAATGAGCTGTTCGATGAATATGCTGCGAGTCGCAGAGCACTTGTGACATATGCATGAATTTTTCCTCTTTGAATGATGTCTTCCAACTTGTCCTGATCTGCCTCTATTATTTTCATCAATGTGTCATGGAGTAAGTCATCAGCTAAATTTTTGTGAGCTGGCAAGAGCTCATGGCAAAGCTTTTGCCATTCCTTGTAATGCTTTTCTATTTCAAGATTGAAGGTATTCATCAATGACTTGTTTTGCTGAGTCAAATCCCTTGCATATCTCTGACCTATATCCCCTCTTATTAAGTTGCTCCTTCCACCACTTTTGTTCTTTGCTTGCCACTCCCTTGTCTGTCTTCATTTCAATGAAGAGACCTTTGAATTCCTTTGAAGATTCCAGAATCATAAGATCAGGGAATCCTCTCACATAGCCTGTCCTCTTCATCATGATAGCTTGCTTCATGCTTGTCCTCACTCCACCCGCACTTGCACAATGGAGAGCATGCGGATATTGATGCCTCAAGTATGTGACAACTGCCTCTTGTATTCTGCTTTCCTCATGCTTCATGAATCACAACTGAATAGTCTTTTGTGAATATGCCAACAACAGCACTGTTGATCTTTACCAACCACAAAGCTCCTTCATCAAAGAGCTTCTTTCCTTCCACATTGAAGACCTCTGCTGTGACAGGATGAATGAATTGATATGTTTTCATGTGGTAAAAATAGTTTATTGAATTTCAACTAATTCACTTTTGATAACTATCTTTTCAACACATGAAATGAACAGTTATCTTTGTCACGTCATGTTAGTTGTCAAACAACGGTTTGATTTAGATTGCAGAGAGAGTCAGCTACTACCAGCTGGCTCTTTTTGTTCGTAACAAATTTATATGTAAAAATGTTACGAGATAACTTGTCATAGATGCGATAAATAGCTGCTTTTTTGTACCTCAGAAGGTACAATAATTTATGATTTCTCAGTCATTATACCCTTATGGGTAACATAGTGCATGAATTATCACACTTTTAATTACCAATAAGTGTGAAGTTTTACACTTTTTAGGATTATAAATATCAAGTTTTCTGTGTCGCAAGTATAGTAGATTTTTGCGACAGTTAACAAAAGACAATAAACCACTCCTACTGGCAAATGTTTGTCGCAATTATAGTAAACTTTTGAGACAAACTAATGTGGGTAATTGTCACCAAAACAATGCTTATAGTGGAAAATAATCACCAACCATATAACGAATGCACTGTGTTCGTAATTGTTACAATTTGTAACCAACTTAAATGAATGCATATTTGTTATAATTCGGAACAAGATCAAAGTAAGCTCTCATCATAATAGCATCAGCGAAGTCTGGAGAGAGTCCTCCTGTTCTTTGTGATATAGTCTCTTTGCTTGTCACTTTCAATTTGCCATCTGCATCTGGATTGACTCTTCTGATTAGCTCCAGCTCCTTCACTATATCTTCTTGATATCTGACAGGAAGAATGATTTGATTCTTGTCTATGAGTTCACCAAGTTTGAAATAGCAGTCTGCCTTCAGATTTTGATAGTGCGAACCTCTCACAGCTTTACTTCCATTCTGGAATCCTCGGCATCGTAAAGAATCAACCAATCCTCCCCCCACCCCATCCTCATCCAAAAGGACATTGGACAGCTTGATATTGTATTGTGACATCAATCTCTGCACCTCTCTCTTTGTCTCATCAATTCGCTTCTGAGACAGCACAACAATATCAATGCAGTTGAATCCATTCCATACACAAAGGACTGTTCTGTCCTTTCCCAAGCGAGCTATGTCACCAGTCAGATACATTTCTTTGCCTTGCTCAGTTGATTCCCTGAAGCATCTCATCAGCTCCTCATATTGATATAATCTATCTGCTGAATTGTCATATTCCCAATCGCCTTCAAGCAGTCTCTTTCTGTCTACTTCAGGCAGTCTTGTCAAGCTCTGAACATAAGCAGATGGAAGATGTAAGTTGTCACCGGGAAGAGCTTGAACGAATGCTTTGTATTCAGGCAATACATTGTTCTTGTGTGGCAAATAGAATTGATTGTATATCCAGTTCTTTGCTGGATTGCATGTGATGAGTCCCTTTGGAACAAGATTGAATTCATTGAGTTTGTATCTCACCCTTGAGCTCACAATGTTAAAAGCTTTCTCACTCACCTCTGCTGCTTCATCAATCAGGAAGTCTGTGATTTCAAGACCTCCCAAGTCAGTCATGTATGGATCAGATGGATACAAGAATAAGTCAGCAAGAATAATCTCACTACCATTCATAAATTTAATGATATGTGACTGCTGATTGTATGTGAAATCTTTGCCAGCGACAAGACCAATCATATTAGCAACCTCTAAAAAAGTTGCAACAGTTGTCTTTTTTAATGTGTCAAGCTTGGCTCTGCCTATGAGTCCTCTTGTGCCGGGATATTTGAGTCTCCTCAGGATTTGCCAAGTGCATCCAAGCATTGTCTTTCCACCGCCTGCAGCACCTCCGTAAAGCACATAATTGACAGAGCTGTCATTGGATAGATATTGAAGTGCTTCAGCTTGTCTTGGAAGTGGTTTAAAATGCCATTCTATTTGTCTCTCCATTGGACAAAGTTAGGCACTATATGATAGGTATCAACAGGCTTTGTGACTCTGTTCATATTCAGCTGCATCTCATAGCATCCAAGTGGCTTTGGTGGCCTCATTCTCTCAACATGGAATCCCATGAATCCCTCATCATATTCTTCTTTATAGCTCGCAGTTCTGATATGGTGAATGTACTTAGTGTCAATTCGGAATCCACCATGACTACTATGTATCACATATTCAGCCATGTCAGCATGATGATATAGTTCATGCACATGACCACTCCAGATGCAGTCAGCACCTTCAATCATTACTTGCATTCTATTGTTTTGAATGACTCCCTTCGTCACTACTCCTCCTCCTCCTGATCCATGATAGTATTTGATTTTGAATAGTGCCACAGCTTTGCCCTTCTGCACTCTATGAATCCACCAACCACCATAACCACCAACAAGCACATTTGCTTTTGCTGCTCTGTTCAGACCACTCACAAATCTCTCAATCACATCAGTCTCACAATTCTTCAGAATGGCTGTCTCATGATTGCCATATCCCACAAACACAATGAGATGAGCATAAGGAGCAAAGAATTCAATGGCTGTGTCTACAACAGCATCAAGGTAGTTTGCTTTATTGTGTTCTGGAAGAATGTCATTCTTGCTTCTTCGTGGATCATATTTGCCTTGCATCATGCAGAATGTGTCTCCATTCAATCCGATCATGATATTCTCATTCAAGCACTTGTCAAGATGATTCTTGAGAAGCTTTCTGTCGCAGTGTGGATTGTCCCAATGCAAGTCTGACATCAGAGCAAATCTCTGTCCATTCTGACTTGTTGTAACTATGGTATTTCTACCTTCTCTGTAGCTGGTCATTGATGATGATGTTGGTTTGTATCTCTTGCCAATGCTTTTTAAATTCATTGAATGGCACATCTATGATGATTGGATGTACTGATCCTTGCAAGAATAGCTGTGTCTTTTTGCCTACATGATATTTTCCATTGCTTAAGAATTCTACATCTGCTTGGATAGCAACTGCTGCTCTTCCATTGAAGCAGAATGGCACATCAGCTGCAAACAACTCCTCATTGTCACCTATCTCTTCATTAAAATTCCACTGCACAACAAATGTGCTGACAAGCTCTGGCTGTAATTCAGAGAGCTTTGCCATGTCTTTCTTTTTCTCTTTGTTCTTGAATGGCCACATATTTAGTAAGTGGAAAATAAGCACAGTTGTCCTTCTTCTTGCAGTTCATTCTCAATCTTATCAACAGCATTTTCTTCTCCCAAGCAAGTGAGAATGTTAATGAATCTGCCTTCTCTATTGTGAGTCTTGATAGCTCTGACCATGTTCTTCAAAGCTGCATCCATTGCCTTCTCTTTTGTTGAAAAGATATCTTCATCATCTTTGGTTAATGGATAGCAAATAGTGATTGACT